ACTAAATATAATATTTATATAATATCAAAGGGTAGGCCAAGCGCAAAGACTGCAAAAATTTTAATCGACATGGGTATCGATTTTAAAATAGTAATTGAACCGTCCGAGAGTGTTGATTATTTAAAAAACTTTGAAAGTAAATATTTACATATAGCCCCCGAAAATTTTTCAGCGCGCGGGATGGGTTCTATTCCAGTACGCAATTATGTGTTAAATCTTTCAAAAAAAAACGGTGAAAAAAAACATTGGATTTTAGATGACAATATCGAGGGGTTTAATCGATTAAATAGAAATACAAAGTTTGTGGTTAAAAATGATTCTATTTTTAGGGCTTGCGAAGATTTTACAGATAGATTTAAAAATATTGCTTTATCAGGAATGAATTATTATTGTTTTGCAAAATCTACCGATAACGTTCCACAGTTTCAAATAAATACTAGAATATATTCTTGTATTTTATTTAATAATGATATTCCTTTTGAGTGGCGTGGGAGATATAACGAAGACACCGATCTATCTTTAAGGTGTTTAAAGGCTGGATGGAACACAATTTTATTTAATGCCTTTTTATGCGGAAAAATAACTTCTATGAGAAATAAGGGCGGTAATGAAAATATTTATAAAGAATCAAATAATAGGCTAGACTTTGCTAAATCACTTGAGCAACAACATCCTGACTTAGTAAAAACGGTTTGGCGCTTTAACCGTTGGCATCATCAAGTAAATTATAAGCCTTTTAAAAATAGGTCATTGGAATATATTGATGGTTATATAAAACCTGAGAATAAAATAAATGAGTATGGTATGAAGTTAGTTATAAAACGGAGTAATAATGAGTAAGCTACAAGGGGCATTTTTAAAGACAATTCTAATCGACGAAAAGTTCAGCTATATTAAAGACCTAAGCATTAAATGGTTCGACGGCGATGATCAGCAGATTTTTATGATTTGCGCGTACCTTTACAGCATTAAGAAATCACCGAGTTATCAGCAAGTTAAAAGCCTAATCGAGTTAGCCAAGGACATAAAGGAATACAAGCGCGAAGACCTTTTAGCTCGCATGGACTTTATCAAGTCCGAAGTAATGCTTATGCCTACAGATGACCCAGTGGCAATCCTACGCAAGCAATGGGAGCATGATCGCATAACGAAGGATATAGAGGGACTAGGTAAGCTAGAACACACCAATAAGGTCGCCATACTCAAAAAGCTAGCCGAGGATTTGCGCGAAGACGTGGGGGAGTTTAACACCTCGATTTTACAGGACGAAATCAACAAGTTTGCTGATGATCTCGAAAAGGGTGAGGCCAACGATACCACGGGATCAATAGACCTTACTAACCATTGGGATAGAAACTCGGAGTTATGCCACCAAATGATTTGTTGGAAAAAGATTTTCGGCCACAATTTCATTCAGCCAAAGTTTCACATGATCGGGGCAAGACCTGGCGATTATAAAACCAGTATGTTAATCGACCTAACCATCATGTTGTACCGCATGGGCCGGCGCGGATTGTATTTCAGTTTTGAAGACACCAAAGACGATTTAAGAATCAAGTTTTTGTCGCAAATGTACGGGCGCGATAAAAAGGAACTTTCCACGGTCCGCAAGGACGAAGATTTTGCGCGTATGATTAGGAAGCCCGCTGATGAGAAAATCATTATCCATGATCAAGTTTTAGACTACGACAAGTTAATGTCTACCGTGGAGTTCTACACTGCCCGCTATCGCATCGATTTTATATGTTTGGACTACGTGCAACTATTTACGGGAAAGTTGCCTATAAAGGAGCGAATGGACGTTGTGGCCCAAGACATCATGGAAGTAACGCGCCAATTTAAAGTGCCATTCTTTTGTTTATCGCAAGTGAGTAAAGACGATACCAAAAACGACAGCGCCGATAGTAGACTACATAAACGCCACGTCAAGGACAGCAAAAAACTAGCCGAGACCCCGCGGTTTATGGGATTCCTTTACGGCGATAATCACACCCCGACACGTAATTTTAACCGCGACAAGGTAACGATGGGAGCCTGCGCGGATTTGGTGATAGATTTTGACGGCCCGACGGGTCGAATATTAGAGGTGCGCGATGCAAGCAATGATTGACGAGATGATTAAATCGGGGGATTACCCGAAAACTAAACTAAACAAGGCGATAGTCTCACTAACTGGGGACGAATTAGAAGATGCGGTAGTAATGATTTTTGCGGAATGGGTGCTATCAAAAAAGCTACCAACGATTAAACATCAGTACTTCACGCCAAGTGATACGGGGGAATGGCAATCATGGATTTGAGCGAAGAGTATAGTCTAAAGTACGAAAAGCACACGGGCCGAAAAGCGTATAAAGATGGCATGTATACGAAAGATTTTGTAGAGGCGGTATGTCGGCAACATAGAGACATGAAAGAGGCCATGCCGTCAGAGGGTGGGAGCGTTAAAGACCTTGTGGGTCTACGACTAGCGGAAAGCATGTTTGCCGCGACCTTAGCCGAATATAAAATGATTCTCACGGGTGAAAGTGAGATCGAGGTGGATTTATCGAAACGCAATTAGGTAAAAACCGAGCGATGATAATAATTATCGACCAGTTAATGAGCGGGAAGACCTACACCGAGGCGGAGATAGCCTTGACATTTGGCGTGCACGAACGAACGGCTCGGAGATATATCCGCGACTTATTAGATTTGAATAGTCGAGTAAAAAATTTTCATTTTGTGCGAGAAGACAACAAAATAATGCTAAACCTATTTTAGGTTATGCCGATAATAATTTTAAGGTGGTAAGATGACAATGGAAAGGTGCAAGGAATGTAATATTTTGGTGAGGACAGACGATAACGCGGTGAGCCACTGCCCGATTTGTGAGGGGCGGATAATCCCGTGTTCGACGTGCGACCTTCCAGAGTGTTGCGACGATGATTTTATCTGTGTACGGTTTAAAATAAAAATAAAGGATTAAGTGATGGAAAAGCAAACACAAAAAAAATATTCAATGAGAATCAAGGCGGACAAAATGCTGAAATTAATGGAGTTCGGACTATCAACTTGCGATATATCCATACTACTCGACGAAATAAAAAAAGAGGCTGAGCGAAAAAAAGCGGGTCCACAGTTGACATAATTTTAATTTTGCATTACAATATTATTACTTAGGAGTAAGCAATGAGTATGAGCAAAGACGAATTATACGAGGCGATGGCGGATCTTAGACGAGAAACATTCCAACTGAAAGACGAAAACTATCTACTACGCGCCGAGGTTGAGCACCTTAAACAAAAGCTCAAGGAAGCCGAGGAAAAGATCGAGGAGTGCTACTAATGGACGCGCAAACCGAGATACTATGGGGCGAGCTTATTTCACAGTCCAAAGAACGACTGGCGCTCAAGGAAGAAATCCGCGAACTAAAGCGCGAACTCAAGAAGGCCAAGCAACAGGCTGCCGACGAACGGGCAAAGCTAGTAGCGATAATTGACGCAGCGATGGCGGTTAATCATGGCCACTAGACAAGAGCTAATACGATGGGAAGAAAGGTATCCCGAGATTTTCGGCTACCTATTCGAAAAGCAACCCGAGCCACCAAAAACGGAATGGGTTGAAAAGGTTGAGTATGATTTTGGGAATATGTTTGAAGGAATAATTGAAGCCGTGAGGGGGGCAAATGAAGACAGGACCTAAGCCTAAAAAAGGAACCGACCAAGAGCGCAAGCAAGTGCAGGTGCGCATCCCGAAAATCGAGGTCGAGGAAGTGGAGCGCGCGCACTATTTCGGATTTGGCGATCTATCGAAATACATAATGTCATTGTGGGCCGACGGGCTGGCCAAGAATCGGACGAAAGACCTTGGCGAGGTATACAAAGATTGAGTATCGAATTTTTTGTAGACTTTAATTTTGTCGGGATAAACGAAAAGTTTTTTGTGGTCCGCGGTCGGAATATCTTATCAACTAGTTATCGACAATGCAAAGCGGCGCTAGTGGCTACGTTTTCGGATCACGATGAAGCGGATAGGCCTGAGCCACCGTATAAGGTGACGATACAAAGCTATCAATTTGCCGACATCGATGCGTATTACAAGATCATACTCGACAGCTTGCAAGTCGCTGGAGTTATCACCGACGATAAGCACGTCCTAAAGTGGGGTGATACAACGGGCAAGTTCCCAATTAAGCGGGGCGAACAAGAGAATCATTTTATTCGAGTTGAGCATTATGAGGTGGGGGAATGAAATATAAATCTCCGCGGACCGTTTGGGCGTGCCTAACTTGTGGGGTAGCTTGTAACGTACTTCACGAGGTAGTTTTTGGCAGTTTGAATAGGCAAATATCAGTCGATAATTCTATCCAAGTACCTCTTTGCACAACATGCCACGCTCGCGCCCATTCCGAAAAACGTAAGTATCAAGAAACATATCTCAAATGGTTGGGCCTTGACTATTGGACAACTACCCGCGCATTTAACGATCCAAAGCTCCGCGAGTACCTTGAAATGAACCGCGAAGACTGCGAAAAAAAAATAAAATCACTTGAGATTTAAATGGCAAAATCAGAGGTATATTTAGAAGATTGCATTGTCGGAATGAAACGCTATCCCGATAAACATTTTGACTTGGCAATAGTTGACCCGCCTTATGGGATTGGATATGATGGAGCAAAGCAAACAAGTGGAAGTCACGGAGGAAGGAAGGCACACGATTTTAAAGGATGGGATAGTAAAATACCTGATAAGGAATATTTTGATGAACTATACAGAGTATCTAAAAATCAAATAATTTGGGGTGCAAACTATATGACAGAATATTTAAAACCATCAATGGGGTGGATAGTTTGGAGAAAAGACAGAGGAAAGTTTAGTAGTTCAGATGCAGAATTAGCTTATAGTTCATTTCAAAGAGCATTAAGAGAATATACTAAAAATCCGCTTGTTTTAGTTCGTGAAGGCGGAACTATACACCCAACTCAAAAACCTATCTGCTTATATGAATGGATATTACATAACTACGCCCAACCAAACGATTTAATTTTAGACACACATTTAGGAAGTGGAAGCAGTAGGATTGCTTGCGACAAAAACGGGTTTGATTTTGTTGGTTTTGAAATAGACCAAGAATATTTTCAGGCGATGGAAAAAAGATTTGATATTTTTAAAAGCCAAATTACATTTTTTTAACACCATAAGGCATTTTTAGTGTATAATTACTGCGGTTATACTCATAACTCCGCCGTAACTGGCACAAAACTTACTCCACCCTCGCAGCCTAAAAAACTGCGGGGGCGTTTTAGTAACAGAACCCGCGGACGCTTCTTGCATGGCACAGCGTACCAGCGCGGGGCATTTGAGTATGGCCAAGGGAAGTAAGAGATGATCGAAGAAATCGAAAAGAAAGTTATCGACTGGGCTATTGAGCGCGGTATTGCGTTTAGTGCGAACAAAAAAGAGCAAGCGTTAAAGATGGTTGAGGAAGTGGGTGAAGTATGCAGTGCTATCTTACGAAATGACAAAGCTGAGATCGAAGACGGGATCGGTGACGTAATGGTAACGCTTATAATCCTAGCTCATCAAAACGATCTTGACATCAGTAAATGCCTAAACACCGCTTGGAATGTAATCAAAGACCGCAAGGGCAGAACCTTAAACGGAACTTTTATCAAGCGAGAGGATTTATGAGCTGGGAAACATTAAAGCGACACCATAGCATATTAAAAGCCATGTTTAACGAGCGTGCTGGTGAGTCTATAGACAACTTGCAATATAAACTATATACGTATAAGTCGGACACGGTTTTATATATCGAGGGATCAAACGAAAAACGAGACTGGCGATATAACCTGATGTATTTCGGGATATTCTTTCACCTCGGATATGTGATCTTAGCGATGAGACTCCGCGGAAAACTAAACCCATACACTAACATAATTCTAGTCGGCCATTCACTCGGCGCCGGGGTGGCTAGCGTACTATACTGGCTACTCGGAAAACGTTGTAAAGAAGCAATACTATTCGGCTGCCCACCATCATATACATGGATTAATCCGTTAGTACCGAAACGAATGACAAGCTACCGAGTCCGCGGCGACCTAGTGACTCACGCCAATTTCGTGCGACCATTATTTCGTCAGGCGGTGATACCGTACAATTTGCCCAAGCAGTCGGATAACGTGGCGGTGAATCATTCTCCAGTGAGCTACCTTGACGCGATAGAAGAAATAATATTTTAGGAGTAAGATATGGACTGGAAAACAGCAAACAGAGAGATAGTACTACACAATTTGAATTGTGAGGATGGTAGTTACATAGAGGTGAACGGCGTAAAACAAAATGGCGGCATGACAAGAATAGTCCCAAATAGATTTTTCACAGACGGAAGTGTTGTAGATGTCTTTGGGGTTTACTTTGAAAGCTGGGAACTCATCGAACCACCTACCGATGATGACATACTCAAGCAAGCAAAAGAGATATGCTTTAAGACTGGGTATGTTAGGCGTAAGAATTGGAATAATATTAAGTTTGTGAGTGTTGTGGCTCATGGGGGAGATAATTTTTATATGTTTGGCATGCTGAGCGATATGGTAAAAGCATTTAATGCCAATGAAATAGTAAAGTTTTTTGAATCAGTAGACCCTAGAGCGTAGATGGGTAATAAAACAGATATAAAATATACTGAGTTTGCCGAGGAATACCTTAGGAACGGGGGCAACGCTAGGCAAGCATATCAAAAGGTTTATCCCGACACTAAAGATACAACCGCAGACGCTAGCGCAAGTCGCCTGTTAAAAAATGTTAAGGTGCAAAAAATATTAGAAAACGGGCAAAAACAAACCGAGCAAAACAATCTAATAACACGCGAAGGGTTAATTGCCGAAATGAATGAACTCAAGCTACTTGCGACAGCTGATAATCAACTTGGAGTCGTGGCGAAGGTCATCGACATGAAGGCGCGAATGATCGGAGCGTTTACGGATAAGCATGAGATCACGGGGGCAAATGGTGGCGCGATTGAGACAGTGACCCTAGATAAAAAAGAGTATAAAAAAGCGCGCGAGTCTATGTTAAAAGATGACAATCTCTAACACTGTTATAGACCAAGCCCGAAAGCTCGAATGTGAGTTAGACTACCTTTACTTTGTTAGATACTTTTTTAAACATCGTTTTAACTCGCGAATGATCGTATCGGATCACCATAGACTGATTGCCGAAACGTTAATGAGAGTCGTAGGCGGTGAAATATCTCGGCTTATAATCAACATTCCCCCAGGCTATTCGAAAGCCATAGATGTAGACACTCCAATGTGGACAAAAGATGGTTGGAAAAAAGCTAGTGAAATAACTACACTGGATTATTTGTTAGGTAGCGACGGAAATTTTACTAAAGTAGTTGGGGTATTCCCACAAGGTATAAAGAAATCTTATAAAGTTCAATTTAATGATGGCAGTTCATTAGTTACATGTTCAGACCATAATTGGGCCGTTAGATTGAGAGATAATACTGAAAAATGGCAATCACCATTTAGGAAAAAAACTACAGGTCAAATAAGTAATGATTTATTGTGTGGTGATGGTAGATTAAAATGGCAGATACCTATAGTTGGAAAAAATAAAGACGGTGTTAGTTTGCCAATAGATCCATATTTATTTGGTTGTTGGTTGGGTGATGGGCATTCTCATTACGCAGCCATAACAACAATGGACGATGAAATAAAAAACGCTTTTATTGCCGCTGGCCATGAATTAAAAGAATATAAGCATCAGAATGGTGGTAGATCAAAAACATACGGAATACTAGGCGGTTTTCATAGTTTTTTAAAATCCTATAATTTGTATAAAAATAAACACATTCCCGATATATTTTACAAGGCTAATTACTTAGATAAGATAGCATTATTACAGGGGATTTTCGATACTGATGGATGCGTGGCAACGGCTAATGGACAACAATCATTTACTTCATCTTTTCCTCGTTTGGCTAGTGATGTAAAAAAATTATTGACAATGGTGGGAGGAACTTATAACGCTAGAACAAATAAGACTACGCATAAAGACAGTTATTATATAAATTTTAAAGCTCCAGTCGGTGAATGTTTGTTTAGGTTGTCTAGGAAAACAAAACTAATAAACAAGAGAAAAGAATGTAATAAACCAAAGAGATTTATTAAAGACATATCAGAAGTTAGCGAAAGAAATCAAGTTTGTTTCAGTGTAGAGGCAGAAGATCATTTATTTTGTGCGGGTGAAGATTTTATAATTACACACAACACCGAGATGGCCGTAATATCATTTATTGCCTATGGGCTGGCTATTGACCCACAAAACAGATTTATGCACTTGTCATACTCGGATAGCTTAGCTCTTCAAAACTCCACGGTAGTGCGAGATATTGTGACTAGCGAAGAGTATCAAAAAATGTGGCCTGTGAGGATTAAAGCCGATGATAACTCAAAGAAAAAATGGTGGTCAGATCAAAACGGTGGAGTCTACGCTACTAGTGCAGGTGGGCAGGTTACTGGTTTTCGCGCTGGCCATATTAAAGATGGGTTTTCGGGTGCTCTTGTTATCGATGATCCGACGAAACCAGACGATGCAGACTATGAAGAACGAAAAAAAGTTAATACTAGATTTAACGAAACGATTAAGTCGAGGTTAGCACATGAGGGCGTGCCCATTGTTGTTATTATGCAACGCATTCACCCGATGGATTTATCGGGCTATTTGTTACGCGGTGGCAGCGGTGAGAAATGGCATCATCTAAACTTGCCCGTGATTATCGACAGTAAACAACCTTACCCAAAAGACTATACACACGGGATACAGATTAAGCATAAATTAAAAGATGGTTGGTTGTGGTCTGTTAAACATAATGACGCGCACAAGCTATCCTTGCGCTCACATAAGCGGGCATACTTTGCGCAGTATATGCAATCACCTGAGGAATATAAGATTGACGGCGCGTTATGGGATCAGTCAACCATAGATAAATATCGAGTCCACAAGATAAGCCTAGACGATCTAGTGCGGATAGTTGTGGCGGTTGACCCGTCTGGCGATGATGGCGAAGACGATAGCACGGCGGACGAAATCGGTATCGGAGTAGTCGGACGAACTAAGGACGGCCATTATTATGTGCTTAACGATAGCACAATGCACGGCTCACCGAGTCAATGGGGCGCGAAATGCGTTGAGGTCTATAATAGATTTGAAGCTGATATTATCGTCGCTGAGAAAAACTTTGGTGGCGCGATGGTTAAGCATACGATTAGATCGGTAGCGGGCGGGCAAAAGGTGGCATATAAAGACGTTACCGCAAGCCGTGGCAAGATGGTTAGAGCTGAGCCTATTAGCGCGTTATATGAGCAAGGATTAGTTCACCACGTGGGCAATTTTTATGAGTTAGAAAATGAATTAACATCGTATAATGGCAAGGGCAAATCCCCCAATCGATTAGACTGGGTTTGTTGGGGAATTGCTGAATTATCGAGTCGAGTCACTAACGATATTAGTATTCCCGAAACAAGTTTATTTTAGGATTAAACAATGGAACTTAACGGCAAAGAGATTAGCGAACTAGAAAAAGAAATCCCGCGCACTATCTACGCAGAAAACGATCAATATTACGTCGGACAAAATACGGCTATAACTGACAAGCCTAGGAAGCGCGAACCCGATAACAGAATCCCCGTTGCATTTGCTAATCGACTCATTAAAAACTTGACGGGGTACGCGGCGCGAAAGGGTGACATAACTACAAAGTGGACACCAATAAATAGCGCGGTGACAGACGATAGTTTTATCAAGGCTTACGGCAAGATCGAGAGCGACTCACAGATCAATATTTTAAATAGTCAGTTATATAAAACGGTACTCAAGCAGGGCAAGGCTTTTGACGTTGTTTGGACAGAAACCGATGTGAATGGAGATATGATTATCAAAGTCGCAGACGTGCCAATTTACCAAGCTATGCCTATATGGGACGATGAGCTCAGCGCGATAAAGACATTATCTAAGTTTATTCGCTACTACACTGTACCAAGTAAAAAAGATATAAAAATAGGCAATCAAGTACTAACACTTGAGGCGGGGCATTATGCCGAAGTCTACTACGTCGGCTATTATGACGTTTGGTATCTTAGGGCTTTAGACGATAACGGGCAAGGCGATACCGAGCGCAGACTATACACACAAGCGCAACCATTCACAGATATACAAGTAAGCTCATATTTTGGTAACGATGAAATGATCCCCTACTGGTGGCCCGTGAAAAACTTGATAGACCAATTCGACAAAGTGATGTCGGGCAATATGAACGAGGTCGACCGCTTCAATGATACTTGGTTAATGTTTATGCAAAACGTCCCACCCGAAGCGAAACGAAAGATCCAAGAAATGGGGATAATTGACAACCTACAAAACGCGCTTAATGAGTTTGTGACTGACGCGTGGCCAAGATTTTTAGAGCGTAACATACCCGTGGCACATACTCAGTTAATGCTCACCACTTTAGAAAATCTAATCTACACCATTATTGGCGTGCCCTCATTTCTTGACGAAACATTTGGTACAGCGTCGGGCGTGAGTCTACTATTTAGGCTTATCGGGTTAGAATACGCAGCGGTAGAGACCGACACTTATTTTGATATTGGTATCGATCACCGCAATGGACTAATTAAACAAGGTCTATCGAAGATCACAAACTATCAAGGCGTCCCATATACACAAGCTAGTTTGCAAAATTATCAATCATCGGTACAACATAAGCGCAATATACCACTAGATAAAACAACAATCATAAATGACGCTCTCGCACTTAAAGGTGTTGGCGTTAGTATGGACACCGTTATAAACTATCTACCTAAAGAGATAATCCCGAACGTCGCAGAGGAACTAGAGCGCATTAAAAATGATATGCCCGAACCAATGGAGCCAATGAACTTAGATGACGTTTGAAGAGCTCCAAAAGTATGGTCAAGATCAAATTGATCGAGCCGTACTAGCGAACATAAAAACCATCACCGCAGAATATACAGCGGTCTACAAAAGTATAAACGATCAGCTAAAAACATTTTACGCTACCAACCTAGTCGGACTCGATAAGAATCAATATTATATCGAGATGGTCAAGTTTAACCGCCTACTAAGTTTACAAGCGAGTATCGCAGAAGAGTATAACAAGGTGGCGACAAAGGCGGGCGTGATAACTAAGAAGACTAGCGAACTCGCAATAGCCAATAATTTCTACTGGCAGCAATACGCTACTAACTGGCTCTCACCTTACAGCTTCACGGTACTAAACGAGAAGATTATCGAGTACAGCGTTACGGGTAGAGCGGATCTGATAGCAAGCATTAACGCTTCGATTAAGAATCCACAACTAAAACGAGACTTGGCGGCGATAGCTCCAGGATCGGGCAAAACATTAAAAGAGCTTATTATTAGTAATCGAGATCAGCAAGTCGGTAAAATATTTTCGACAATAACGCAAGGGTTAATTCGTGGATCGTCTATTACAAATATGTCGAAAGAAATAAAGACCGTGGAGTCCATAAGCAAGTACGCGGCCGAAAGGATAGCGAGAACTGAGGCGCATAGGAACGCAAGCGCGGGCGGTTTTTTGCAGTGGCAATCGGCGAAAGCTAAGGGAGTCGAAGGGGTGCGAGTTATCCTAGCAACTAAAGACACGCGGACTCGACCACAATCCGCACAAGTCGATGGTCGACGGGATGAGGGAGAAGGATTTTTATATCCGAATGGTGAACGCTATTTAGTACCGGGCAACACTGGGATCGCTGGCTATGACATCAACGACCGAGAGCGGGTACTATACGAGATTGATGGGGAGCTTCCTACGGTAGAGAGGGCGAGGAATCCAGTGACGGGACAGAACGAGGTTATTAAGGCGACATCATTTGACGAATGGGCAAAAAGTCATGGGCTATCATATAACAAAAGCGGTAAATTAGTAAAAAAATAACGTAAAAGGGGAAAAAATGAGAAACGCAGCAAAAAAACTCAGAGAAAACTTGACAAGGGTATTAAAAACGGTTAGTATAGACGATCTAGACGATGACTCCGCGCTAGCAATCTTGCAAGATGTGCTAAACGGGTTTGAGGATAGTGACTGGTCGACAGTGCATAACACGGTAAAGACCTTTCAATCTCACATGGATCGATCAGTTGAGAAGATTGCGACGAATAGAACGCAAGAATTAACTAATCGGTTATCAGAAAAAGAAAAAGCCATCGAGGAACTCAAGAACCTTATCCCTCGTGCTTCATCACCCGAAGATATTAAGAAACGGCTAGACAGCGAAACTGATCCAACCGAGAGACGAATACTTCAAGTCGAATACAATTCGGCACTAATTCAAAAACAACTATCAGAGGCTCAGGCCGAGAAAGAAAAGATTGCGCGTGAGAATCAATATAATTCAAACGTAGCAAAACTTGCTCAGCTTGTAAAAGATAGAGATTTTCCAGTGCACGATGTTAGTGTTTTCGCTAGGCTCGGAGATGACGCGGAAAGTAAGTTACTAGAGTACGGTGA